ACAGCCAGTATGTGTTTTCTGGTGCTGACGGCGGTAGCGTAGATGAGCAGTTCTATGGCGTGCGGCAAATACCATTGAGCTTTTTCGTGGCAGTGGAGCACGACGGAAAACTGGCTGAGATGCATGCTGAGATGGCAAAAATTGCCAGAACTATCAAGATTCGCGACAAGTTGCGAGTGCAGCTATTCACGCCAACTGGACGCGTTTACCAGACCGTCGCCAAACTGACACAGCCTCTTGATCCAAAGATTGAGTGGCCGCTCATTGCCGACTATGACATCGAGCTGGTTGCTGGCGACCCGCGAATGTACGACTACACTGACGGTGCCGCACAGAGAGTCACACTTGAGCGACCTCGTGACGGCGGACTGCTGTGGAGCCCAACAGGTTTACTTTGGGAGCGTGACGGCTTGCACTGGGTGGCCGGCGGAGGAGTGAACCACGCTATCAATGATGGCAATACATACGTCTGGCCAACAATAACGATTTCTGGCAAAGTCACCAACCCAACAGTATCCAACCAGACAACTGGCGAGATTTTAGCACTGAATATCAGCACAACAGACAGCGACACAATCGTATTTGATACATACAACCGAGAGGTGACTCTAAACGGTGTGGGTATCGATAATAACCTCACCAGCAGCCAATACTGGCGTTTAGTGCCAGGGCTAAATGAGCTGATTTTCAACACGTCGAATAGCACCGATACTGGCACAGCTATCGTTGAGTGGTATAACGGCTATACAGGAGTCGCGTAATGGATGAGTACGTACCACCACGCTACACCATCGAGCTATGGCACCGCGGAAAGACCAAGGTGGCAGATATTACGAGGCTTTGCCAAGACATCGACTGGAGTATGACACGGAATGGTGTTGAGTCGCTAGATTTTAATATGTCGATGCCAGACTGGGAGGAGAAGTGCCGGCGGATCGGCGAGAACCCAAACACTATCTTGAAGCCGTGGGTGAGCGACATCAGAGTCAAGCGTAACGGCGAGTATTTATTCGGTGCAGTGGTGGTAGAGGCAAACCGAAACCTGAATACCGACAACGCACGAGTGCTGGTGCAGTGCGACGGTTATTTGAATCTGATTGATGCACGATACTTGAACGGTCGCTGGAAAGGAATTGAGGCGACGGATATTGCTTGGGACATTATTCAGGAAGTGCAAAATAGACCTAATGGCGACGTTGGTATCACCAGGGGCAGCAGGCAATACCGCACCGGCGTACGACGTGACAGAATGGACGACTGGGAAGACATCAACGCTAAAGATGCGTTGGTGTCGCTAACCAATTTGCAAGACGGCAAGTTCGATTTTCGGTTCACCTACGACCGCAAGTTTGAGACGTTCCAAACACTCGGCAACGAACGGCCAGACGTGACAGTACACTACCCTGATGACGGGCTGGGTATTGGTGCTATCAGGATGGAGCTGCCGCAGTCTGGGGCGAATTTGTACAACAATATTATCGGCAAAGCCTCTGGTATGGGCGAAGAGACAATCCGTTATAGTGCCGAGGACACTTTGAGCCAGCAGGAGTTTATCTTGCGCGAAAAGGTACAGCTGTACAACAGTATTAAGAATCTGTCGACATTGGCGGGGCACTGCGAGGCTGATGTGGCGGTGATGAGTCGGCTGGTCGATTTGCCGCGCGTCACAGTGCGTGGCACACAGTTTGATTTGAACAATATCGGTGTCGGTGATCGTATCGTTGTCGAGCAAAGCAAGTATTCGTCTTGTCCTCTGAGTGGCTACTATCGTATCGAGCAACTATCGGTGAAAGTCGATGAGAACATGAGTGAAGAGATAACCTTAACGCTGGATAATTATGACCTATGAGTGAACGGTTAAATCTGGTGGAGGAGCGGCGTGCTATTGGCAGATTGCGGGCGTTGCTACGAGCCTCTGAGCAAATGAAAGCCGCACAGAGAACCAGCAACAACTCCGGCATTATTTATTACGAAACGAAAAGTGCACAGGAATACGACGCGATGATACCCATCACACATGACCCCGCTTTTCTTGGTGGCAGAATAATCAAGATTGAGACGACATTTACCGCACGCAAACAACAGTGGCCGTACGTGCTGTTTTTGCCGCAGTTTTACGTCGGCGACAACCCTGATACGCTGGCGGGTGCACAGCCTATTACTGGCAGTGCTATTGATCAGAGCGCGCCAGACATCAATAAGTTAGAGGTGCCATATCAACTAGCGTTTAGCGCCAGCACCACTATCGACAATCCGCCGCAGGGGCAGACGAAGTATGTGTACGCTAAATGCGTTTTTCTGGGGACAGACAAGGGGTCGTTCAGTATGAAAGCGAGCCTGCTATGAATCGGCTGAGTATGCTACCAGAAAACCAGCTGGCAGACATTCTAACGTCACTTGATCGCAATATCCGCGACCTAAAAACTAGCCAGGTGATGGCATCAAACGGGCTGGTGTTTTACGAGAGTGTCAGTAGCGACGAATGGGATTTTAATCAGGTGGCTAACGTGGTTGGCGGGCAACAGCAAGCTTCTGGCGTACCATTTATCATTACGGCGACGGCAAGAAAGGACAAGACGTTCTTGTTGGCTGATTTGATTATTGACAAGATGTTGATAAACAGTGCAGCACCGACGCGTATTGACATAATACCAATATCGAGCGACGCGCGGCATGTTCGCAGATGGTTTGCATATGCGTATGTGCGAAAGGGGCTAAATAGCGTACTGACGCAAATGAAATGTGCCGTGGTGGCAAATACTAGTATCGATTTGACAGTCGAAAGTAGGATGTTATGAGGATTCAAGAGATAGATGGCGAGACGATGGCGCGAATCATTACGCGGTGCGAGCGTGAAATTACCGAGATGAAAACGGCACAGTGTGTTGGTGCTGACGGCGTGCAGGTATTTCGCGTCAAGTTAGAAGCGGCGATCGATAAACGTGACGCAACGTTTCTGAGGCGGTTCAAAATCGTATTTACGCCGAAAGCCAGCACGTATCAGTCGGGCATGGTTTTTAAGCTGATGATCGGCAGACGCAACAGCCATGGGTCGGGACTAGAGGATGTTACTCGCTATTTCCAGCGCCGGCGAAGCAATAGCGGTGTACAGACGTGGCTAAATGTATCAGATTTTTTGGTCGACCTCGGCAGCAATACATTCAAAATCTATGCGTTCGCTACGTCTGACGGTGAGCTGAGGGTTGAATATGTCTAATCTGTAATGTGGTAAGTGAGAATGAACGATAAACGAGACAAGGAATCGATGAATCAAACACCCAAAACGGTGCGGGAATTGGGCATCATGATGACTGCGCGCGACGACGTGCTGAACGAAAGGCTGAGTTCAATAAACGATAATGTGTCGCGGCTGGCAGAGTCGGTCAAGCAGCTAGCTGAATCGAAAGCCGACGCCGAGGAACTTAAAGCCCTGATAGCCCGCGTGGAACTGATGCAAGGCAATTATCTGTCCAAGAGCGAAGCCAAGATTGGTGCTGGCGTAATGACAGCGGTAATTACCGTGATTGGCTTTATGGTCGATTTAATTGTGAGAGTCGTGAATAAACCGTAAATAGGAGGCGATAATGGCAGTCAGGCAAACCTACAATCCAAATATCAACATCGGTGCGAGAAGTGGCTGGTGCTTGCAATATGTAGATGATGCAATCAATGCACCAGCTCGAACACCAAGTGCCAGAGCAGCGTATTTGAACGAGCTTAATGCTGGGCGTATCGATACTGGACACGCACCAGTTGGTGTGTGGGTAGTTGGATTTTTGGGATTTTCTCGTGGCCCATACGTAGAATATGGACACGTATTTCTAATGCGAAAACGAGGTGACGGTTCAATCGAGATTCACGACAGTGAAGTGCATGCTGGACGACGCGGCATTTATAACAGCATAGAGGAGATTATGGGGTGGTTTGGTGTTTATGGGCCAGATTATCTAGGTTTTTCGTACTGTTGTGATGGACGGCAGATTGCTGAGTATTATGATGAAGTGCAGCCGACCGATCGCAAGATGGAAGAGGACGGCAATGCTCGCGAAGAGCCAAACACTAATTCTGGCGTATTTCAGGAGCTAGCTCAAGGCGACGTTATCGCTATGAAAGGCTACGTGACGAACGGTGAGTCAATCGCCGGTGACACAATCTGGTACGTAACAGCACGCAGCGGAAAATACATGAGCCGCCAGTTGTTTGAGGACAAAGAGTTGCATGACCTGCCAGACCTAACGCCTCAACCCGCACCAGAGCCAGAACCAGAGCCTGAGCAAGACTTTAGCAATGTCATCATCGATGTATCAAGTTACCAAACAGGCGAAGTTGTAAACGTATTTCCTAAAGTAGCGGGTGTCATCATCAAGGCTGGCTGGGTCGGGCAACAATACGGTGGTAACGAGTTTAAGCTAGATCCAGATGCAGAACTGTTTGTTACTAAAGCTCGTGAAACTGGCAAGATGCTTGGTCTTTACTGGATGCCATACTTTTATACCAGAGAAGAAGCTGAACAGAACGCTGAGTATTTTGTGAAGTGCATCGAGGCTTTAGGAAATGAGCCTGGTGAGCTGCTATTCCTTGACCTTGAACCAGATTTCGAGGGTACGGTCGAGCAAATCAGTGTATTCAGCAATATCGTGCTTCAAAAGACAGGGAAGCAAGTATTCACATACGGTGGTGAGGCTATCATCCAAAAACTAGGCTTGCCCCGCGTGGATTGGTATCCAAACTATGGAAATCCAGGCAACTATGCACATGGCTCGCTCATTCATCAATATTCAGAGACGCTGGCTATCCCTGGGTATAACGGGAGGCTAGACGCTAATGTTTCGAATAAATCCATTGACGAGTTGCGAAGCATGGGTAAAGTAACCACACCAACACCACCAGAAGAGTCAGAATCACCAAAGCCAAGCGAACCGGATGCGAAGCCGTCTGAGCCAGAGAAGCCGCAAGAAGCGCCGGAGATAAAGCCTGAGCAGCCACAAAAGCCAGAGGGCGACAAGCCAACGGGACTTTGGCGATGGCTGTCAGGGATGATGATCGAGCTAGTAAAACTAATCTTAGGGATTTTCAAGAAAAAATAAGGAGGTAATATGAAATCACTAGAAGCACTAAAAAACATCAACTACAAAGACGTAATCGTTCGTGCATTGTGGACATTTGTACAGACGTTTATCGCAACATTCTTGCTGGCGGGCGTCAATCTCGTAAATTTGCTGTTCTCGGCAAGTTGGCGTGAGTTATGGGCACTGGCATTAGCGACGACACTCTCTGCGATCGCTGCTGGGTTGTCGGCCGCCAAGACGATAATTGTTGAGTTAGTGCGTCAGATGCAACAAGCTGTTGAGTAGTTCGGAATTACCGAACAACTGAAAACC